AAACCCCTTGTGGTGGGGCTCGCGAGGTTCGGGAGCGATAGTCTGCAGGCCAGGCTAAAAGCCCGCAGCATCCCAAACCGCGCGAGATTCTATCAGCTTGCAAGCGTCTGCGTTATATCCGAACTTGCAGTGCATATAACATTTCTAGCGCTTTACGCGGGGTCAGGCCGTCCAGGTCAAGCTTGGCCAGTTCATCCAGCACCGGGTGAGGCAGGCTGGCGAACATGTCGCTCTGGTGCGGCGCGGCCGGTTTGCTGCTGGCTTTTTTAGGGCTTGCCACCACGGTTTCATGGGGCAAGGCCGTGGTTTCCAGGCGGCTGAGGTGCTCGCGAGCGCGGGTGATCACATCGCCCGGCACACCGGCCAATTGCGCCACGGCCAGGCCGTAACTCTGGCTCGCCGGCCCTGGCAGCACGTGGTGCAGAAACACGATACGTTCGTTGTGCTCAGTGGCATTGAGATGCACGTTGGCCACCAGCGGCTCGCTTTCCGGCAGCACGGTCAGCTCGAAATAGTGCGTGGCGAACAATGTATAGGCGCGCAAATGCGCCAATCGCTCGGCCGCCGCCCAGGCCAGCGACAGCCCGTCGAAGGTGCTGGTGCCGCGGCCGACTTCGTCCATCAGCACCAGGCTGCGTTCGGTCGCGTTGTGGAGGATGTTGGCGGTTTCGCTCATTTCCACCATAAAGGTCGAACGGCCACCGGCCAGGTCATCGCTGGAACCGATCCGCGTGAAAATACGGTCGACCAGCGACAACTCGCAACTGGCCGCTGGCACAAAGCTGCCGATATGCGCCAGCAGCACGATCAACGCGGTCTGGCGCATGTAGGTGGATTTACCGCCCATGTTCGGACCGGTGATCACCAGCATGCGGGTGTCGTCATCCAGCGACAGGTCGTTGGCGACGAACGGCGTGGTCAACACCTGCTCCACCACTGGGTGACGCCCCTGCACGATGCGCATGCACGGCTCGCTGACAAACCGCGGGCAGTTCAGGTCAAGGTTCAGCGCGCGCTCGGCCAGGTTGCTCAACACATCCAGTTCCGCCAGGGCCGCGGCGGTGTCCTGCAGCGGCGCGAGACGGCTGATCAAGTCTTCGAGCAGGGCTTCATAGAGCATTTTCTCGCGCGCCAGGGCGCGGCTCTTGGCCGACAGCGCCTTGTCTTCAAACGCTTTGAGCTCCGGCGTGATAAAACGCTCGGCACCTTTGAGCGTTTGGCGACGCTGATAGTCGATTGGCGCCGACTCGGCCTGCTTGCTCGGCAACTCGATAAAGTAGCCGTGCACGCGGTTGTAACCGACCTTCAAATTGGCCAGGCCTGTGCGGGCCTTTTCGCGAGCTTCCAGGTCGATCAGGAATTGCCCGGCGTTTTCGCTCAGCGATTGCAGTTCATCCAGCTCGGTGTCGTAACCGGTTTTCAGCACGCCGCCGTCACGGATGATCGCCGGCGGGTTGTCGATGATGGCTTTTTCCAGCAGCGCTGCGAGGTCCGGGTAAGTGCCGGCGGTCACGGCCAACTGTTGCAGGTGCGGCGTGTCGAGGTGGGCCATCGCCGCTTGCAACTGCGGCAGCGCGCTCAAGGCATCGCGCAGACGCGCCAGGTCGCGCGGCCGCGCATTGCGCAGGCCGATCCGCGCCAGGATGCGCTCGATATCGCCGATTTCCTTCAGCTGCGGCTGCAGCGTTTCAAAGCGATAGCCATCCAGCAGGCAGGTAATAGAGGTTTGGCGCGCTTGCAGCACGGTCAAATCCCGCAGCGGCCGGTTCAGCCAGCGGGTCAGCAAGCGGCTGCCCATGGCGGTCTGGCAACGGTCCACCACCGATTGCAGCGTGTTGTCGCGGCCACCGGCCAGGTTGGTGTCCAACTCGAGGTTGCGACGGCTGGCGCCATCAAGCACCACGGTGTCGTCCAGGCGCTCATGGCGCAGGCTGCGCAAATGCGGCAGGGCGGTGCGCTGGGTTTCCTTGGCATAACCGAGCAGGCAACCGGCGGCGCCGATGGCCAGGGTCAGGGTTTCGCAGCCGAAGCCTTTGAGGTCTTGCACCGAGAACTGCTGGCACAGACTTTTCAGCGCCGAATCACGCTCAAAATCCCACGGCGCACGACGCTTGGTCCCACGACGCTTTTCTGCCGGCAAATCCTTCGGCCAATCATCCGGAATCAACAACTCCACCGGGTTGATGCGCTCAAGCTCCGCCAGCAGGTTCTCCCAGCCCTTGATCTCCAGCACGCTGAAATTGCCGCTGGTGATGTCCAGCACCGACAGGCCGAACAAACGCTCATCGCCCAGCACCGCCGCGATCAGGTTGTCACGACGCTCGTCCAGCAACGCCTCATCACTCACCGTGCCCGGCGTAATAATGCGCACCACCTGACGTTCCACCGGCCCTTTGCTGGTCGCCGGGTCGCCGATCTGCTCACAGATCACCACCGACTCGCCCAGCTTCACCAGCTTGACCAGGTAGCCTTCCAACGAGTGGTAAGGAATCCCACACATCGGAATCGACTGCCCCGCCGACTGCCCGCGCGCGGTCAAGGTGATGTCCAGCAACTTGGCAGCCTTCTTCGCGTCTTCGTAGAAGATCTCGTAGAAGTCGCCCATGCGATAGAACATCAACTGATCAGGGTGCTGGTTTTTCAGACGCCAGTACTGCTGCATCATTGGAGTGTGGCTTGAAAGGTCTGTCATACGGGGCTTTCGGCTCTACCTGTCTATTTGACAATTCACATCTGTCTAATACTACAGGGATTTTTTAGGCATTGTTGGCGGCAGGCCTACGTTGATTTTGCGCAGGCGCAGATAACGTTGCGTCATCTTGGCGTCTGTGTGGCCACCGAGCTTCTGTGCATCGTTGCCCTGGTCGTCTGTGTCGGAAAGCGACTTGGCGCGTAGGTCATGGAGGCTTGCATCCTCGACGCCGGCCTTCTTGCAACTGATCGCAAAGGCGTCCTTGACCGAACTGTAGTGCACCGGCTTTCCGCCGCGCGGCGAGCAGAACAGCGTGAGCCCGCGGATCTTCCGTGGCAGCGCTTTCGCGCGGGCCACCAGGTCCTCTAGATCTGGTGTCATCTGCACCAGCAGCCTCGCGTTCGTTTTTTCCTGTTTGAAAGCGATGCCCTCGGGGCTGATGTCGGCCAACCGGATGGCCAGCACGTCACCGATGCGCTGTCCGGTCAGGTAGCACATCTCGTAGATGACGCGCATGTTGTCGCTTGAGTTGGCGCATATCGCCTGGAATTCGCCGTGGGTGATATACCTGTCGCGCTTGTGCTCCAGGTGCCGCCGCACGCCGATGCACGGATTCGAATCGACGATCTGCTGCTCCAGGGCGTAAGTGAATACCGCCCGAAGTACCGAGATCACCCGGTTCGACATGTTAGGCGTGTCCGCCATGTGCAGCTTGAGCGCGACGACGTGCCGCTGAAGCACCTCGCGCGGCTCGAAGTCGGCGAAGGTTTCCTTCAGGCGCTCGCAAGCCGCCTCGTACTGCTTGAGCGTGTTTGGCTTGAGTGGAGGCTTGGTCCTGGTGCGCATGTGTTCGAGCGCATCGTCGATCAGTTTGGGCATCCCGCCCAGGTTGCGCCTGTCCAGCAACATAGCGTATTCAGCGAGAGACGCCTGAAACTCTGTGCCGAGGCGCACCCACTTGCCCTTGCGGACCAAGTAGTAAGCGCCGTGCTTCTGGTACATGCACGCCGGCAGGTGCCGGTCCTTCTTGCGCGGTCGCATCTATCTCACCTCAGCACAGCCGCAACTCCGGCCCCTTCCTCGATTGAATACCACCCAGCCGCCCGATGACAACCTGGCGCAGCACCTTTGGGTGCCCATCACCACCTACCGCGAACCCGTATCGTTCGGCGGTCAGCCACTTTATCTGTGCCCCTGGCTTTTTGTATCCGGTCAGCTCGGCAACTTCCTCTGCTGTCAAAAACATAACTACCTCCCGCCGGCCGCCGTGGGCCGCGCTGTCTTGATGATGTGAATGGCAATGCCGAAGCTGAACAGCAGCCAGGCGCAGGTGCCGGCAAAGGCACCGAGGATGTCTGCCGTCTCGCCATCCATGAGCAGGCAGGGGCCGATCCAAAAGAACCAGCAGGCCGTGGCTGACACGTAGAGCAGAACGCCCAGCATCAGGAGGGTTAGTTTTATTGCGAACATGTGGTGTCCTTGCCGCGCTGGGCGGCAGAAGGTGGGTTAGGGTTTGGCGGAGTGCTTCGTGAGCATCGCCCTCTTCTTGGCGATGGCGTCCGCTCTCTTCTGAAGCGCACTCCACTGCTCATCCAGCCGGCGCCAACCGGCCTCAATGGCTCTCTCCTTGGAGGTGAACAGATCCACCTGGTGGTAGGTCTTCCGACTCTGGGCTCGCATCCAGCCGTCCGAGCTGTAGATTCCAACGATCTCGACTTTCTTTGGCGCGAAGCCGGCGGTCAGCACCCAGGCCTCATAGGGAAATTGGTTTTCAGTCATGCAGGAATACCTCGCCCGTCGCTCACCGGCAGGCATGTAGGGGGATTGGAAAATCTTTAATCGACTTGGTAGTACACGTAGCAGTCGACGCCCTGACTCTTGAGCGACTCGTACATGGCTTGGACGCCTGCATAGCGGCGATTTCCGATACCTGCAAACGGTGTGTCCAGGTGAAAACCGCGCTGGTGCCAACCGTGTGCTTCCTGCAGGTATCCGCGCAAGCCCTCAACCCAAGTCGCGCGCACGCCCGGCATTCGTATAACGACCCGGTCACAGTTGGCGCTGCCGCCGTCATTGGCGCACGCTTCGGCTGCGGCGTGGCCGGCCTTCATTGCGATTTCTATTTTTGGCGGTAGAGTTGCTATTTCGGCTTTCTTCATGGCCTCGGCCCCTTGTAGATGAAGACGTAGGCGAACCAAAGGGTGGCGCTCACGGCGTCACCCGCTTGAACTCGACGCCTGGCGCCAAGTAGCTCCGGTTGTAAATGATGGATTCGATGGTGCTTACGCTCACGCCAAACTCGGCCGCGAGATCCTTGACGCGCGCGCCGGCTCTCCGCCTTGTGCGAATCGCCACAGCTTGGCCACCGGTCAATTTGGCGCCGTGATGATTGCTCCCGCCGAGATACGTGCCGTGTCGTTTTCGATCCTCGGCGTTTTCAGTATTGGTGCCGTACTTCAGGTTTTCGGAGGAGTTGTCTGAGGACACCCCGTTCAAGTGTCGAACTACCAAGCCATCTGGGCATGCGCCGTGAAAAGCATCCGCCACCAGCTGATGAACTCCGATAGGTCGAGACTTCCCGTTAGGCAGCATGACCGACGCGGTCTTGTAGCCCTTGCTGGTAGTCTGCTGCGCGAGCTCATACATAAAGGCAGGGTCAATGGTGGAAACTGATCCACGCTGAGCCCCTTGTCCGCGACGGCGGTGGGAAAACACTCGGCCATCATTGGTTGCTGAGTATCCGGGGAATGAAGGACACGGTTTCATTGCTCGACCCTCCGAAATGAAACGCACCAGACCCACGGGTTGGCGTCCCAGTCACCGCCGGTGGCGTTCCACAAGTTGGCGAATGCAAAGCGCGGTGTGAAAAGGCATTGTTCGTGGCTTGTGGTTTTGTCCCATGCCCATCCGTTGCGCTGCTGGTGGCCTACCTGAGCCGGGCAATCACCGACATCTTTCCAACCTTCGCCACCGTGGAAGCACTGCTGGCCGTAGTCGGTGAAGAAGCAGCCCTCGGCCTTGGCCTGGTCGTCGCTGATGTCCTGCAACCGCTCGACGCGCACGTCGGTGATCTCCAGCAGGATGCGGCTGGCCCAGCGCGGCATGTGGATGCTTGGCTTCCAGGTTGGCTGCTCCTGCTCGTACGGCGCCAGGCCGTCGGCGCCGTAGACCAGCGTCCCGTCCTCGAGCGCTTCACGGATGTCCAGGTCATCCGGTTTGAGGTAGGGGCCGCGCATCACTTCGAAGTGATCGCAGTACCAGGTCTCGCGCACCCACAGCCGGTCGCCGGGCTTGCCGTAAGGGCATCTAATTTTTCCGTATGCGGGACCTTTGGTGAACAGATGCTGGCCATCTTTTTCCAGACCCTGATAGCTGGTGCCTCGCTCAAGATCTTTGACCGGCCGCCGCGTGACCGTCTTCCGGCCTTCCAGGATGGCGCGCACCATCGGCGCCGAGAACAGGATGGGGCGTTCTTTGATTGCGGTCATGGCTTACTCCGTCCCAGCGAGGTATGACGGCTCCGTGGCGGCGGCCAGCCATTCGCGCAACGTGCCGACGATCTTCGTGCGGTCATCTTCATCGCACCACGGCTTGTCGAGCCATTCATCACTGACCAGCTCGACATCCCAGTCGTCGTAGGCGCCTGGCTCTTCGCCGTTCATTTCTTCGAGCACCCGACGTGCGCCTGCCTCATCGACAGCCGCAACCCAATCGCAGTCGCCGACCATGAAGGCGAGCAATGGAAGTGGTGCAGGTTGGTCGCCGTTCAATTCGAATACTTCTTTTCCATTTTCCACGGGCATGACTTCGTCCTTGCCGCTATAGCGGCTGACTTTGAAGGGGGGAGGGGTTACTAGGCGTTGATGCGGGTGAATTCTTCGAGGCAGGCGTCAGTGATCTCGTAGAGCCGGGCCTCCTGGTCAACAACGGGCACAAAGTCGTCGTCCGACATTGTGCCGACTGACCAAGCGTTCCAGACCCTGGTGCAGTCGTAGGTGTCGCCGCCGATGGCCTGGGCGATTATGTCGCGGAGGGTGTCGCGGTCTGGCAGCACTGCCGCTACAGGTGCTGGCTGCGCCCGATAAAGCTCGCAATGACCATCTTCTGCGCACAATTCCTGATCCTCGTCAGCGATCAGCAACATTGCGCCAGCCCAAAGCTCGGAAGTTCCGCCCTCAAGAATCCATTCAGGGACCAGGCCGCCGTCGCCATCGTCCCGTAATACTCCAACTGCAGTAAATGCCACCGGATCGGCCTGGGGTTGGGTGGCTGGCTGGCAGTCGGGACAATCTTTCACGAGCTCGATTGGCCCATTTTCGTAAGGTATGCCACCAGCCGAGCATTGCAGGGCGCCGTCACTTACAAGGCGCGTGCCACTGCAGGATTTGCAATTGTTTGCGGGGGCCTGAGCAGTTTGAAGCGCGCAAAGAATGCTCGCTGCGTGGCTTTCGTGCAGGCCGTAGCCGAGTCGATTCATCTCGTTGGCAATAATTCCAACCAACCCTGAATCCCCTTTCTGGTGCGTTGGCGGCCGCTCGTGCGCTGGGTTTTTCGCATAAAAACCTGTGTCGTACCCAGCCTGCCATGCGCGATTGAGCGCTGACGCAGGGTCAGCGGGTGCGTCCAGCAGCGCGCGAATCACTGTCGCTTTGTGCCCATCAGGCTGGATGCCCAGCAGGTGGCAAAGGCGTAGCGAGAGTTCGAGAAAATCACGCGGCACGCCGTCGATAGTTTGTTTATCGGTCATTGTTGCTCACCATCACGCTGCATCATGTAGGCCAGCTGTTCGTTGGTTGGACTGGCAGTGGCAAATCGGCTTCGAACCGATTGGTGCCATTCACAAAAAAGGGTGCCAGGCGTGCGTGGGTCAGTGCAGCCGATGGCGGCACATGGATCTCCACCAGCGTCTGCCGGCCTGAATACGCCCAAAAATTCACGCATTTCTTTGAGCACCTGGTCATGTTCAAGGTCGTTCGGCGCAATGTCTTCGTGGTATTGGATTTCGGTGTCGAAGTTGGCGACGTAGCGCTGAACGAGTGATGTTGCTGTATCAGCTCGCTGCTCAGCGGCGGTGAGGCGCTGTTGCAGTTCGTCTGCGCGCGCCGCCTCCAGTCGCTTACCGCGCTCCAGGCCCATGGCGTACGCGGTATCCTGGAACACCATCAGGTCATCGGAGAGTCGCTCTACCTTGCCCACGTACTGCTGGTGCAGGCGCTCAATGGCATCGTGATCGTCGGGATGATTTCGGTTTTCTGTGGGCATGGATAATCCTTGCCGGGCCAGGCCCGGCAGTGGTGTGGTGAACTTAGGCGGCTCGAGCCTGGCGCTCTTCTGCTCGCCATGGATCGTTGGCATTCGCGATAGCCGCCATGGGCGGTGGGCTGACGCTGTTACCGCACATGTGCACCTGCTGGGTGATGGTGAAGGGCTGGCCGTCGGCACCGTGGCTGATGATGTAGCTCGCCGGAAAGCCCTGCGCCTTGTACAGCTCGGGCGGTTTCAGCATTCGCAGGCAGATATCGACGATCACGTACGGCGTTCCCTGCACCATCACCGTGACCAGTGCCAGGCGATCTTTGGTGGTGATCGTCGGCGCTGGTGCGTCGCAGGCGCTGGTGTTTTCGGTGCCGTAGTAGCTGATCAGAAAGGCGGCAACGCGCAGTGCTCCGGCCTCATGCTCTGGCGAGAGTTTGAGCGAAACCACCGAGCTTTTTCCGCCGCCGCCGGCCGTGATGGTCGGCGCTGGCTCTTCCAGGCCCTGGCCCACGCTACCGCCGAATGCACGCTCCATGAATGCGCTGACTAAACCGTGGTGCTGGCCGCCGGCGCTGATGGTGTGCAGAGGGTCGTTCGCGTCCCGGGCATCACAGTTTCCTCGCATGTGCACCAGGTGCGCGGTCGTCAGGGCGTGGTGCTGACCGGTCGTCACGGTCGGCACAGGGCTATCCAGGTCGGTTGGTGCGTGGCCGGAGGTATTCGTGACCAAGGTAGCCGTCATCAACTGTTGCTGGCTGCCGGTGTTGGTTACCGTTGTCATCGGTTCGCGAATGTCCTTGGCGTGCACGGTGTTGAACCCGCCGTTTGCCTGGATCATCACCGCAGTGCTGACAGACTGACCGCCGCCGCTGGCGGTGACGGTGCCGACCGGACCACAAATATCATTCACCCCATGGGATCGACGCTTGTTCGCCCCCGAGCCTTCACCGTGTCCGGCCTGGACCATGCACGCCGAAGCGACCGCACGGTGGCTTCGAGTCATGACAGTGCCGACGGGTTGGTCCGCAGCTACCGGGTGTCCGGCATATACCGGCCCCCCAGCACCTACCAAAACTGAGCTGGTCAGGGCGTGCTTGACGCCGCCGGCGACCACTGTCCCCAGCGGTTTATCCAGGCCTGGCACTCTCGGCTCCTGGCCCTGGCGCTCGCCATAGCCCGATTGAATCAGCGTTGGGCTGATCAGCGTCAGCTCGCCGCGGTTCGCGCACGTCACCGTGGGCAGCGGGGCGAGTGGGTCGTTGATTCGGTCGCTGCCCTGGTGCGTGGCCGGCGCGATAATTGGGCTGACCACCGAGAAGGCTCCGCCCTTCGGGTAGGAGGTGATGGTGCGCAGCGGCTCATCTGCTGACTGCACTGTATGCCCTGACCAGTTTGCTATCGGCACGATGAACGGCGCGGGGTTGTCGATGACGAATTTCTTCATGCCCTTGGCAACGCGGCGCAGGGTAGCGTCGGCCAAGTCTTTCTTGCGGCCGAAAATGCTTTTGCCCAAGTCGCTGAAGTCGATGCAGTCGGCGGCCGTTTTCCACTTCTGCTGGCCTTTAACGGGGTTCTTTGCATGGGTTGGCTCAGGCCACACCACCGGACGCCCGTCGCACCGGGCGATCATAAATAGTCGCTCCCGGCTGGTTGGCGCGCCGAAGTCGCACGCCCTGATCACCTTCCATTCCACGACGTAACCCATGCCTTCCAGCAGGGCCACGAACCGGCGCCAGGTGCGGCCGCGGTGTTTGGGGTCAGGCACCAGGAACTGATTGGAGACCGGTACTCGTTCACCGGGTGCAGCCACACGGTTAATGGTCTTGCCCGCTTTGGTGGGGTGCGGTACCTGATCCAGGGTCACCACTCGCCCGGTGGCGCTGTCCCGTTTAGCGATCAGGCGGCCCCACTGCAGGATCTGTTTCACGTTCTCCAGGCTGATCACCCGGGGCCGCTTCATGCCCGCCCATTTGAGGCCGATCCACGACAGGTTGCGGATCTCTCGTTTGCGCGGTTGACCGCCGGCCGCCTGGCTGTGGTGAGTGCAATCCGGCGACATATGGAACCAGCCCACGGCCTTGCCGCCGCATTCGGTGTCCGGATCACCCTCGAACACGTCGGTGGTGAAGTGCTGGGCGCCTGGGTGGTTCATCGTGTGCATGCTGATGGCTTTCGGGCTGTGGTTCTTTGCCACATTCACCGCGCGGCCTAGGCCCATTTCCAGGCCGGTGCCGGCGCCGCCGCCACCACAGAAGAAGTCGACCACGATTTCATCATCTTGTGGGCTGAAGCCCAGGCCATACTGCGTTTTGAAATCAGAGGGTTGCTGTTTCAATCGTGCGGACATAGGGGATCCTCGCAGGGTGCGTGAATTTTGGGGAGTTAGGATCAGTCGCCGCAGAAGCAATCGATTGCCACGTCGTGTTCGGCGAACATATCGAACTGTGTATCCGAGTAGTCGAGCATCTGCTGGTAGCTGGGCCGGTCGCTGCGGAAGCGGGCGCCGTCGCCGGTGAACTTGCCGCCCGACACAACTGAGCTTTCCATGCGTGCCCACCACTCGGCCTTGGGCCGGTCGCTGGCGATGATTGAATAGATCTGCTTAGCACCCTTCAGGAAGCAAAGATCGCAGTTGCCTTCCAGCGTCCTGCCGTTGATTGTCGGTAGCATCAGATCGAATGGTTGTCCTGCCCAGAAGTCCGTAACGTCCTGCACACCGACTCCGGCGTCAGCCAGCGGCATCACCATCGTGGCCCACTTGCTTTCGCTGGTGCTTTTGCGGTGCCGGATCTTCACGACGCGGCGCGGCTCATCGGCACGGATGCCTGTCATCATGTCCACCGGCGCTTCCTCGGTCGAAAGGCCCAAGCTGCGCAGGTACTTGTGGATGATGCGGATCTTCAGGTCGATGGTGCAGAACCTGGTCACAGGGTTGGGCAGGTACTTGCGTTTGCGGATCAGGGCTTCGAACGGTTCGCCCTGTCGGCTGGCGGTGGCGTAATCCACCACCGCAAACCCTGTGTCATCGTCGCGAAACTCCAGCCAAACAATCGGCACCGTCCAGTGCTCGGCACACTCACGGACGAACTCCAGGGTGGCCGGGTGTTCCTTCCCGGTATTGGCGAAGGTGATGACCAGATCGCTCAAGTCTTCGTTGTTGTCCAGCACCTGGCGCAGCATATAGGCGCTGGTGCGGCCGCCGGAAAAGCTGACGACCGTCGTCCCGGACAATTTGTAGGGAGACATAGGGGATCCTCGCCAGCTGGCGTGAAGTGAATTTGTGGGCTATTGGTATCTGCGTTGCTCCACCTGGCAGGAGGCCGCCATGAGACTGCAAAGCGATATCGATGCACTCGCAGCAATCGAGGAAGACGCTTTAATGATGCTCAAGTGGATTGGGCTTCCAGACGGCAAGCAGAAACTGGAGATCGTCGTTTGTTTGCGGCAAATCGTTGATCTGGCGACTTATCGAAAGGAGATCAGCGAGCATTCGGAGAAATTGGCTCGATAGCGCGTAACTGGCTTGATTCCTTGATATGGGGTATCACGGGTGATCGGCATGGAGCTGGATCAAGCGGTGAGACGTTCGCCAATCACCGTGGTGGTGAACTGAATTGTGTACTCGGTGACAAGTTCGAACTCGCCGCCGCAGGTGTCGCAGGTCATTTTCTTGTCGCCGTAATCTTCAGACTCGATGTGGATGACCGTGGCGCAATGCGGGCATTTGCATTCGTCCTGGCTGCGATAGTCCCACTCGTCATATTCGGTCTCGGCGACCTTGGCCAGCGCTTCGGCCTTAGCAGCGGCGTCTTCTGCGTCCTGACAAGGCTTACAGGTGAACCCGTCAGGATGGCCCCACGGTGTTTCCGTGAGCTTCGAGCGGTGAGTGCTGCACAGGCGGCAAACGTTGTGCTTGTCGCACACCGAGTAGCTGTACTTCTCACCTGTTCCGTTGCATTTAGCGCAGCCGGATACCCAGTACCAAGCGCCATCGATACGCTCGGCGTACAGGCCGTTTTCCGGGGGCCGCAGGCTGACTTCAGGCAGGTCAGTAGTGGTACGGTGAAATCGGTGATGATCCGCCCCGTTCCACACGTTGAGGCTGCCGTTACGCTGGCGCTGGGTCCACTCACCCGGGATCTCCGGGATCAGGATCTTGGTGTTCTTGTCCATGGCACTCTCCCTTTAGGCAGCCTTCCGCTGATCCAGCACCAGTTGGCGAGCCGCTTCAAACTCGCTGCCAAGGATCTCGGCGGCGCCCTCGATGTTCTCTTGTCCATCCTCAAGCCTTAGGCCGAGGTTCAGGTAAACAACCCCATCCAGCTCGAAGAACACACCGCCGCACATCCAAAGCGCGCCAGGGGTCAAGCCGATCGCCTCCCAGGCTTCGTCCATGTCGATACTGGCGGGGCAATGTTCCTTCCACAGTGCCGAAAGGCGCTCATGCTCGACGACCTGGGCGGCGCGCGCTTCCTTTGGTGTTCCTTTCGCCGGCTTGGCGCTTGAGCGCAGGGCGCGGTAGTCGTACTGGTCGGGGCGGCACCAGTGCACGTCCAGTTCGCGGCTATCACTGATCTTCACGCCGCCGACGTAGCTACGATTACCTGAACGCATCGGCGAGGCCGCACCACCGAACACCTGGCCAAGTTTGGCGCGCTGGGCGTCCCACTCTTTGCGCTTGGTTTCCCATGCGATGACCGCCGCAACCACGGCAGGGGCGGCGGTCTTGTACATGTAGTTGCTCATGGATTATCTCCAGTCAGGCGCCGCCCTCCGGTTACCGGATGCAGCGAGTAGGGTGGGTTATGCGGGTTCGATGCCGGTCTTGCGGAATTCTTCAAGCTGTCGCGACTGTGTTTCGGTAACTGTGAAAGCAGGTCGCGACATGATGGTGAAGCGGGCGGATTCTTCGGCGGGCGCTGCTGCCAAGTTGATAAGTAAGGTCGATATGGTTTCTTGCCACTCCTCGAAGTCGTGGCGATCGCCCAATAACTGAAGCGCATCATCGAGCGCTTTCGAGACAATCAGCGTTCGCTTCTCGGCGCCGATCCGCTCGAGCAGCGCCTTCTCTTTCGCGCGCTTGTCCCGCTGGATCTGCGCGTTGTCCTTGGCCATGGCCTACCTCTTCGATTTCATGTGCTGGCAAATCAAGCCACGCCTGCCGTCGGCGCTTCCGCACCTGGTTGTTGATGCGCTTCACGGGCTGTCGGTGAACTTGAAGCCGTTCTCTCTGGCAATGAGTCGGGCGCGCTTGCGGTCGATGCCGAGTGCAGCCGCCGCCTTGTTGATCGACGTGCCGCTCTCGGCCAGCTGCTTGAGGCCAGGTGCCAGCCTGTCGCGTTCGGCGCGCAGCCTGCTGCTGTGCCCACCACCGTAGGTGCCGTCCTTAACGCCGGTGACACCTTGGGCAATTTCTTGTACCCCTTTACCGGCGCCGAAGAAGGCATCCATTTGCCGATTAAGGTCAGCGATCACCGCCTCTTTCGGGTCGGGCATTGGCACGCCAATCATTGCTGCGCACCGTAGTAGGCGAACACCGCGAGCATGACAGCGAAGCCAACTGTCCAGCGCAGCATGTGGCGCCCGAAGCGACGCGAAGTAGCCTTGGCGGAATCGAAGAAGTCGGCGTTTCGCTCGAGCTGATCGGCATACTGGCAAGCGCCGTCGTGGCCGGTGCGTGCGCCGCGGGATACGCCGCTGGAGCGCTCGACCACATCAAACAAGTTCTTGCCGAGCGGCACCACGTTAAAGCGCGGCACCTTCACAGGCTCTTCGCGACCGATCATCACGTACATCTCCGAAGTGGAAAGCTGAACACGGGCGCGCAGGGCCTGCAGCACGGCTTGGCTTTGTTGGATGGCTGAGTTCATGCCGACTCCTTGGTTGTGGTTGCGTTTATTCGTCAGCGCCCTGACCGCCTGGTGGGTGCCGGTGGGCCCAGGGGAGGGCGCTGACGAATAAAGGCGAGCAAAAGAAAGGCCCGTGGACGTTCGGGCCTTTCACAGATGCATTGGTTTGAGTTTTTGGCGGGACCGTCAGCGCCAGAACGCCGAGGCCCCGGTGGTACATCGCCAAGCCTCGAGGTGGAGGCGCACTTGATCGACTGGCACGCTTGCAAGCACTTGAGGTTCTGGCCTCTCGTAACTCAGCGTGGCACCGATCAGGATCAGTTGGAGCATGGTGTTCTCCAGTGGGTTGTTGATGCAGGTGGCCGCGAAGCGGTATTGGTCGTCCGCATCCCAAAGCCCACTCATCGAATGGGCAGAGGTGATGCTTTCGTTTAAGCGATAAAGACACCATCGTTCGATTCTCCTGTTGGGCCTTGAGGATTCGGGCTTTCAGGAAGGCCAACGATGATTTCGCGCCGCATCGCCTCGGCCACCAGCGCCGTTTGGCGAGTCACGCCGAGCTTGAACATCGCGCTGGATAGGCGCTTCGCCACAGTGCAGGCCGCCACGTTGAACTGGCGCGCAATCTCTTTGGCTGTCATGCCCTGAGCGGCGCCCAGTAAGTACTGCAGCTCCCTAGGGGCCAGGCCCATGCCCAGATAGCCCTTCCATAATCCACTCACGATTTTCGGTTTCACTGACTTCCCTCCTGGTTGATTTCCCGTCAGGCCCTCTTGCGAAGGCCTGCCAGTGAAATCTTGTAGTGCTGCTTGCCGGGTTCCCGCTGCTGGCGTCAGTCGCCGACGTCTTCAAGTTGTTCTTCCAGCCGCGGGCCTTTCGGCTTGTTCTCCCGCTGGATAACTGTTCTTGGCGCTTTACGCTGCGCACCCGGGTCAGTTGCCAACCCTCTGAACCGTTGAGGCCGGTTCATCGCTGCCTTCCATCTGGCCGGTTGTTATCCGGCGATGGGGCAAATATGTACCAATGGTTCATATTGGTCAAGTACCAAAAGTACATATTTTTCAGGAGGGCAATAAAAAGCCCGCTCGACGGCGGGCTATGGGGAGAGGTTTTCTATTCTTTCCGGATAGTTGATGAAGGGCCGAATTCGGATTCGTAATCTTGAACCATCTTCTGGCAAGCGCCCCGTACGAACCTGCGATTACTCAGAGACTGAAGGCTGTCATCCACGCCTTTCCAGCACAGATCGATCGCGTCCCTAGCTCGGGACTTCAGCTTTCCTTCGGGGGTGTTACCGATTATGGCGCCGTAACCTATGAACAATATCATTGCTACAACTATGCCTATAGCGATCTTACCGACCATTGAGTCCATTCCTATGTATTAATTTCCATCGAGCCGAGCAGCATGCTGACCAGCTACAGCATGCCCCCGCGCCAAACCACACGCCCGATAATTCGAACCTCGTTTATCTCACCATCACGCAACGTCTCGTCACCGTAGCGAGCCTTGTCTGGGTTGTCGCTACGGATAATCCACCCATCAAAATCGGACTGCACCAAACGCTTCACGATCGTGCCTTTCGATTCGCTCTGCATGGCGAATATCTGTCCATGCTTCGGCTCAATCTTCGACTCATCCACCAGCAGCACGTCGCCGTCGCTGATCGTAGGTTCCATGCTGTTTCCGCTGGCGTAAATCACGTCCAGGTGCTTCTGGCTGAGGTGATTGGCACGTAGCCATGCTGACTTGAATGCCATGACACCGCGAATCTCGACGTGCGGGTTGTCGTCGCCGTCACCAGTTGATCCGCGCGCTGTGAGTTGCAGCACACCAGTGTAATCAGGCTCATTGTTCAGATCGAAGCTGCGCGGGGGCGTGCGAGGATCCTCAGGGGGAAGTGCTGCTGATTCGCGCATTTCACCGCGACCATATTCCAACCACTCAACCCTCACGTTAAGCGCGGTAGCTAAGGCAAGCATCTTGGCGCCCCCAGGCATAGATTCGCCGTTGAGCCACTTACTACAGGCCTTAGGGGTCACTTTCGCCATTTTCGCCAAGCGCACACCAGCACCCCACTCAGGAATCCCGGCCTCTGAGAGGGATTTCTTTAGGCGCGCTGCGAAAGAATTGCGGATTTCTTCTATCTGAACCATGGGTTCATGTTCTCACGCGCTTGCATGTACTTTCAGTTCCGAATTAAGATGTACCGTAAGTTCATATTTGAATCGGAGGCCATATGCGGCCGCTCAAGAAAACGATCGATGACGCAGGTGGTGTTCCGAACGTGGCTTTGGCCTGCGGAAAAACCCCGCGCGCCATTTACAAGTGGCTGGCGGCGGACGCGCTACCACGCACCGAGTACACGGGTGAGACAAATTACGCCAACAAGATTGCCGAGCTTGCTGCTGCCAGGGGCAGGCCCTTCGACCCAGCCTGGCTGCTTAACGAGGCTCATCCAAAAAAATCAGTTGCTTAGCCGTTTGATGTCGCCATTTTCCAGCGAAGCGGGGATGGCAGATAGAGATTCTGGATCAGCTGTTAATTCATACAGTGCATAGGAAGGGAATAGAGATGGCAGACAAGATCGTTGAATCGGGATTTCCAGTTGATGGTGGGGCAGACGAGAAGCTCGCCCACATCACCAAACAGATCGCCCTAGGCGCCATGTTTTCCAGTGATCGTGAAATCGATGGTCAGCCGGTCTGGTCTCTCATGAACGATGGAAGCTTTGTACTCAATGGCGCACAGATTCGCTCTGTACGGCGGCAAGGATGTTTTCGTGCCCTTGCGAAATCACTTTTAGCGCCGATTCGTACGCTTCTTTCGCGGCTCCGGAAGTGCAGCCAGCGCCAGGGTTCGCGATGAAGTACTCGGCTGCCTTGGTGAGCGCTGCCCCATCAAATCCCGGGGTTGCGCGAACTACGGCTACCAATGAAGCCAGTGATACGAGAAGGCCCATTTCAAAAGGTGAAGGGTTAGACATGTCTGGTCTCCGTGACCTTGCTGTGTGGAATCAGAAAGCTACCACGGATACGCCGGACACCCATAACGCCTGAATCGCAGGCATAAAAAAACCGCCTGGCAGGGCGGTTCTTTCAACAACTTGTAAAACACAGTGGGGCCATTATGAACACACTCGTCGCTCCAAGCAATACCGTCACGATGTCTAGCCGGGAGATCGCCGATCTTACCGGCAAGCAGCACAAGGATGTCATCCGTGACGTTCGCGTGATGCGAAAGGCGCTTGCCGATGATGGCGCAGATCTGCGCCATCTTCACGAGATCAAGGATGGCCGGGGGTACACCGCCGAATTCCACCTTGACCGCGTGCTGACTGAAACCCTACTGACCGGCTACAGCATTCCACTTCGTCATCGTGTCGTGACACGTTTGGCAGAACTGGAAAACGTGTCACGACACGGTATCACGATACCGCAGTCTCTCCCTGAGGCTCTCCGTCTGGCTGCCGACTTGGCCGACAAGAATGGCGAGTTACAGCGTCTGGTATCAGATCAGGCGCCGAAGGTCGCCGCTATCAAACGTTTGGCCGCCGCCGGCGGTGCCATCTGCATCACGGATGCTGCCAAGCAGCTTGGCGTGGCGCCATATCGACTCTTCGCCTGGCTTGAACAGCACCGCTGGATATTCCGCCGCCACGGCTGCAAGCGCTGGGTCGCATACCAGCCGCGCATAACTTCCGGGTACATGACTCACAAGGTAACTGCGTTGAAGCCTGACCCGGAGACCGGCATCGACCGCGCCACCTTCGACCCAATGATCACTCCAAAGGGGCTGACACGCCTCGCCGAACTACTGCAGGAGGCCGCGTAATGGCCGGCGACTGGATCAAATTCGAACTCACCACCTTGGACAAGCCTGAGGTTTGCCAGATCGCCGACCTGGCCGATATCGATTTGGATGCGGTCATTGGGAAGTTGATGCGTGTGTGGGGCTGGTTCGACCAGCAAACAGAAAAAGGTAACGCTCCGAGCGTTAGTAAAAAGTTACTGGATCGTCTCGTAGGCGTTAATGGTTTCTGCGAGCACATGAAATCGGTGGGCTGGATGATTGAGGTCGATGGCTTGATAAGCCTTCCGCACTTCGATCGCCACAACGGCAAGACCGCTAAAAACAGGTCTCTTGGGGCAAAGCGAGCCGCCAACCACAAGGCGAGTAACGGTAAAAGTAACGCTGCTAGCGTTACTAGTGCGTTACCTAGAGAAGAGAAGAGAAGAGAAGATCAAAACCCTCTCTCTGCGCATGAGCCTGTCGATCCTCGCATGCCCAGCGAAATGACCCTCGACTGGGCGCCTGACCAAAAGCTGCTCACCACCTACGCGTTTCACCGGGGTCTGGCTCTGGAGCTGTTCACCGAGGAAGTCCGCGTAGCCTTCACTGCTCACTACGAGCCTCAAGGGCAGGTCAACACGCAGGCCGAATGGGTGAGCATGCTGGTCAAGTGGGTTAACAACGACAAGGTCCGCGCCGCCGCCACCAATGTCACTCCGATACGTCAGAAGCCGGCACCGGCATCGGACTTCGACGACGACAGCACCGATTGGCAGAACGGGGTGCAATCGTGATGAAGCAGGTATCCGCCGTGACCCAGGGCCTATGGGCCAACCCCGCAGCCGGCGAGTTCATCCCGAAAGATGAGATACAGGCTCCACAGGATGAGGGTCGCCGCCAGATGGCGGTCGCTATCAATGATTTGTTCACTGAGCTTCGTCTCATTCGCTCAGCGTGGCGCCAAGCCTGGCCGGACAAGGAGACGTACCGAGCGGCTAAGGTTCAGTGGATGCAGGCGTTCCTCGACGAAGGCATCCGCACCCAAGGGCAGATCGAGTTCGGCATGATCAAGGCGCGCAAGCAGGTGTCCGACTTCATTCCAAGCCCTGGGCAGTTCATCGAGTGGTGCAAACCGACCCCCGAAATGCTCGGGCTTCCTAGCCTGGCGGCCGCGCATCGTGAAGCTGTTAGAAACGCCCATCCGAGCATGGCGGGGCAGGGCCGGTGGTCACATGACGCTGTCTGGCACGCTGCCAAAGAATGCGGTTTCGAGAGCCTGAACAAGCTCGATGCAGCGCTCAGCCTCAAGCTGTTCGACCGGAACTACACCATCACCATTAGGCGCCTGCTCGATAGATTGCCGCTGCAGCCAATGCCCAAGGCGCTTCCCGCAAAGGTCGACGGGCGAATCACCCCCGAGGTAGGGAAGGGCGCTATCGCTGAGCTGCGCGCTCGGCTTGCTGGTGGTGGTCCTCATGCCTGATCGCAGTCTGGCTGTTCCTGAAATCGAAACCTACCGCTGGGCGGTTTTCTGCTGCTCGTTCAAGGTCGACTTGAGCTCGCCACCTGATCACGCGCTGGCGCTGTTCGCCGACGAAGCCATGGCCAGGCGCTACGGGTCGTGGATGTGGCCGGGGACTTACGAGGTGGTGGACGTCGTGACGGGGAAGCGGGCATGCGAGTGAGTTCGAAGAAGCTCCGCGCCTCGGCCAATGGCCAAGAGTGCACCGTCCGGATGCCAGGCATCTGCAATCACAACCCAGAAACTACCGTCCTCGCGCACCTGCCGTGCGGACAGAAGGGCATGGGCATGAAGGGATTCGACACCGTCGCGGTGTACGCCTGCAGCGCCTGTCACGACGTCATCGACGGCCGCGCCGCCGGCGATATCGATTGGCAGGACATGCCGCGCGCCATTGCCGAAACACACGAAGGCCTGATCCGGGCTGGAATTCTCACCGTTAAGGGGGCTGCATGATCGACATGACGCTGCCGTGGCCGCCAAAGGAATTGAGTCCGAATGCGCGCGTGCACTGGCGGAAAAAGCACAAACACGCGAAGGCGTACCGCCGCACCTGCGGCCTGATCGCGTTGGCCCTGGATGCACCGCGCCTCATTGGCAAAAAGTACTTCTGGGTGACGTTTTGCCCGCCGAATCGCCGCTCCTACGACGATGACAACCTGCTGGCGCGCTTCAAGGCCGGCCGGGATGGCATTGCCGATGGCCTAGGCATCGATGACAAGAACTTCGTCACCACGATCAACATCGGCGAGCCGGTGCCGGGTGGCGCCGTGCGCGTGCACATCCGGGATTATCCAATCGACGCCGCACCGGCAGTGGTGGGTCAATGACTACCGCTGCACTGAGAATCACCGATGCAGAAATCAAGCGCCAGGCTGCTGGCGGCGCGCGCGACCTTCGTGACATCGAAGCCCGGGGCCTGTACCTGCGTTTCGCGAAAGATCGTGCCCGCGCCTCTTGGTACCTGGTGGTCAGGGGAGAGTGGAAGCTGATCGGCCGATACCCGGACCTCAGCGCTAAGCAGGTCGCCGCGGCGCTGCCAGGCATTCGCCTGCGCCTGGATGCCGGGGATGGCTCAAACCTGTCCAAGTGGCTGCTGGTGGGCGAGCTGCTGGACTGGTACGCCGATCGCATGGCCCGGGACCGGAGCCTGTCGAGCAAACGCAAGAAGACCGGTGCCTCATTGATCAAGTGCCACCTGAAACCACTGCTCGGCGCTGTGCCGCTGGCCTCGGTTGATAAATCCACCCTGGATGACCGGTTCATGTGGCCGGCCCAAGAATCCATCGGCATCGACTACGTGCGCTCGGCGTTCCAGTTGCTGGCCCTGGCCTTCCGCCAGGCATTCAAGCTGCGCCTGATCACCAGCAACCCGATGAAGGACGTAAAGTTCAGCGACTTCTCCAAGGCTAAGGTTGGGATTAAACCGTCGCGGCTGCGTGTCACCCAGCTCCAGGACCTGCTGATCCTGCTGAGCGACTCAATGGCCAGCTGCCCGGCTGACGCCATGCTGGCCCTGATGATGCTGTGCCACGGGACCCGGATCGGCGAGACCCGTCAGGCGCAGTGGTCGCACGTCAGCCTGGCGGAGCGCGAGTGGTTCATCCCGGCCGAGAACACCAAGACCGGCGTCGAGAACCACCTGCCACTGACCGACCAAGTTCGTCAGCTGCTAATCACCTACCGCGACATCCAGTGGGCTGGCGGCTATGACGGCCAGTTCCTGTTTCCGTCCCGCAAAGGCAAGTCGCTCAGTGAGGGCCAGGCCTGTGCCGTGTTCACGCGCCTGGGTCAGGGTGAATGGACAAGCCACGACCTGCGCAAGGTGGCCAGGACCGGCTGGGCAGACATCGGTATTGACCATCTGATCGGTGAACTGCTGATCAATCACGCCATGGGCCACAACGTGAAGGTGTACATCCAGTCGGACGTGATGGCCCGCAAGCGTGAGGCGCTGGATCGGTGGTGCGCATATCTAGACGCGAAGGGTTTCAAGCGCATTCACGACTTGACCGGCTTTAGATCGGGAGATTCAGGTAATGCGCTGGAAGCCACGGAACACAAGGGCTGCGAGGCCATTCAAGAAACAACCATAGGCGAGGTTTAAAAATGAAGAATCCACCGTATTTGTCCCTCGTCCATGATCGCGGCCAACAGGTCACGGTTCGATATTTTATTGCGGGAGTGCTTGTTAGAAAGGGGGTGATGGATGATCGCCCTGAGAAGTTCGACAACATTGTTTTTTACGGACAAGCCTACGAGCCATGCATGGTTATGGGTGTGGATAAGGGGATGCACGACGATCGTGGCGCCCTCATCCCGGCCCGCGCAGACGTGCATATGCGCAAGGTGACGGGCCAATGAAGAAATCCCACGGCCCAACCTTTCGCGCTGTCCGGCTCGACCTGGCCAAGTGCCCGGCATGCCGTGGTCGCGCGGTGATCAAGGGTGTCTTCCATGAACTGCCCTGCGTGCAGTGCAACGCCTCGGGCTGGGTCACCGCCGAAACCGGCGAGGCTCTACCGCTGGAGGTGCTGGTGACGCAGCTGAGCATTCGTCTCCAGGCCGCCGACCGCCAGATAGCACAATTCAACTGCTTCAAGCCTGCCGGTGCTGAAGCGCAGTACAACGATAACAACCGCCGCGGCGCCGGCGGCACCAACTACACAGGGGATTGAGCCATGGCCTTCACGCCGAGCTTTAAAGAACGCACCGCCGAGGATCTGCTGGAGCATTGGGGCCGCTGGGTTGTGCTGGGCTCTGGCGTGTCGTGCTGCGCATCACGCGAGAACACCATCTTGTCGCCGATGATCACCGACGACGACGCGCTGCTGATCGATGGGCTGATGGGCCGCTTGCTAAAGCGGTACCCGGAATGTGGCCAGGTGCTGATGAAGTACTACACCACCCGCGACAGTTCGCTGATGGAGGTCGGCAAGAAAATGGGGTTCGGCGAAGAGAAGACGCGCGGGCTCTGGAAGGCAGGAATTGCCTGGATTGATGGGGCTCTAGATATTCGTCGTCAAGCTGCTTGACAGCCCCGGTCCCCGCATATAGATTTCAGTTACTTTGCGGTTTTTCCGCGAGCAAAGCCCGACTCTAGAGTTGGGCTTTTTGCATTCTGTAATGCGGATGAGTGCGCAGGCTGATGCGCGAGGAAGCTAAACGGGTTTGCCGGCTAAATTCCGGTGCTCCTGCAAGGTTGTCGACAAAGGTTGCTGGTTCGAGTCCAGACGGAACCTTGCAAGCCGGAGATCAGCGCCGGCCATCCGCACCATTTATGAGCCTCGGCATTTGCCGGGGCTTTTTCGTTTTCGGAGGTTCGGCATGGCCCTGAGAAGTCTCGAAGAAACCAAGCCCTTTGTGGTGGTCGATAGCATCGTTTTCATCAACTACGCGACGATCATTAATTCCGTGATCGAAAACGCAAAACATGCCGACTTGGTTACTCCAGAGCAGCGCTCTTTCCTGAAAGGACTCACGTTCGGGCCTATCAATCGTTAATTCATGGCCTGCCACTGTGCGGGCCTTTTCGTTTTCGGCCCCGCCATACCCTTCGCTCTGAGCTGGGAGTGCTGCTGGGGCTGACCTATTACTGGCCAAGGCCATTTTATTCATGGAGTGACGATGGATCCTACTGATCTCGGCCCAGGCACAGCTACCTGGCTGGGCGGTACTGGAACCGTATTGCTCGGCGGATTTCTGTGGCTGAGGAAGTTCCTCTCCAAGGACGCGACCGACCGTGCGATGGATAACGCTGATATCGGCACCGTCCGCCGACTGAATGAGCTGCTCGACACTGAGCGCGCCCGGGCGAACGCCGCCGAGGCCCGCGCCGACCAGTTCGCCAAGGAGCGCAACGAGCTTGCTGCAGCAGTCGGGCGGATGGAGGGCAAGATTGAAGCGCTCACCAGCCAGGTTGCCCAGCTAACCGATCGTGTGACGCAGCAGAGCGACGAGATCAACCGCCTGCGTACCAAGCTGGGAGGAGTCGCCTGATGGACAGATGCGCAATCAACTTCATCGCCCGCCACTGGTGGAGGCGAGTCGAGGTGTGGGTAATCGCGCTGCTGCTGGTAGCTGGCGGTTCGATCCTTGGCTACCAGGCCGGCGTGTGGTCAGCCAGCAGTGAGCAGACCAAGCAGCTCGCCGAGGTGCGCGCTGCGTACGACGCCGCCCTGGGGAAGCGTGACTTGCGCCTCACCAACTTGGCGGAGAAGACCCAGGACGCAGCGGTCAAGGTGCAAGAGGCATCAAACACGGCAGTCCAGGCGGCCGACGCGGCGGCCAAGGCTGCTGATAAGGCTGACGAAGCGCTCAGTCGAGCGGCTCAGTAATGGCCTGCAGTGGATGCGCTGCCCGCCGCGCCAGAGCAGTCAAGTGGCTGAGGATCGCAGCAGAGCGTGCGGCCTCCGTTCTTTCACCGAAACAACACAACGGAGAGCTAACAGATGGGAAGGCTGAAGACCCTGGCAAACAGGGTGAAGACCCAGCCTGATCGTCTGGCCGCCGTCAACACCAACTCATGGCGAGCCACCAAGGAAACGTCTGCCCAGCGCGGGTATGGATACAAGTGGCAGAAGGCCCGCGAGGGTTGGCTCCACGCCCATCCGCTCTGCGTCTATTGCGAGCGCCTTGGGCGAGTTACAGCTGGCTCAGTCGTGGACCACATCGAGGCTCACCGTGGCGACATGGTGCTGTTCTGGGATCGGACCAACTGGCAGACCCTATGCAAGCCCTGCCACGACTCGGTCAAGCAGTCGGAAGAGGCTGGATCTGCACGGTCTTGGTAGGGCTCACTCAAATGATAGGAATTCTCACTAACTATGCACCAAAGTGGTGCGATTGAGGATGCCTATGGAGGGGGGGGTCTAAATATAGGGGGTGTATCGCTTCCAGACCGCGCCCGATCCCATTCGCACTTTTTTTCCAGACCCCAAGGTATTTTGTTAATGGTGTTAACAGACAAACAACGACAGTTTGTTGACGCTAAGGCTCGGGGTGCGTCAAACAAAGAAGCGGCAGAAGCCGCAGGCTGTAAGGCTTCCACGGCATCCGCTGCCGGCTCCCGCTGGGCAAATGACCCGAAGATTTGCAGTGCAATCCTTGCGCGCAGATCCGAGCTGAGTGTTAAACCGGAAAAGCAGCGCAAGCAGAAAAAGAGCGCCGAGGACCAGGTACCCGAACAGGACGAGGCCGGCGGCGAGTACCTCGACTGCCTGCCCACGACTGAAGATCCTCTCGCATGGCTCTTGGCTCTGATGAATGAGCCCAGGGCCAAAATCTTTGACCGCCGAAACGCAGCTCAGACCGCCGTGCCCTATGTGCACGGCAAAAAAGGTGACGCAGGTAAGAAAGAAGAAAGAGCGCAAGCCGCGAAAGAGGCGGGCAAAGGCAAGTATTCAGCGGGCAAACCGCCGCTCACTGTAGTTAAGAGGTAGGCCATGCAATGGACAACTGCCTGCCCGGACTGGTGGCGGCGCCTCTCTGCCGGTGAATCAATAATCCCTGCACCACTTTTTCCAGCTGAGGCTGAAGAAGGCCTTGAGGTTTTTCGTTCACTCAAGATCGTCGACGCGCCAGGCTGCCCCACGATTGAGTCGGCGTGCGCGCCTTGGGTGATCGACTTTGCCGGTGCGATTTTCGGGAGCTACAACAGCGAGACAGGCCATCGCCTGATTAGCGAGTACTTCCTCTGTATCCCCAAGAAAAATTCAAAGTCCACGATCGCCGCCGCGATCATGTTGACGGCGCTGATCCGCAACTGGCGGCTCGAGGCCGAGTTCATCATCCTGGCCCCAACCAAGGAAATTGCCGATAACGCCTTCAAACCATGCGCCGCAATGGTCAAGCATGATGAAGAACTCAGCGCACTGCTCCATGTGCAACCTCACCTGAAGCTCATCACGCACCGGGAGACAGGCGCCACGCTGAAGGTGGTGGCGGCTGACAGTGACGTGGTTGGCGGTAAAAAGGCTGTCGGGGTGCTGATCGATGAGGCCTGGCTGTTCGGCAAGAACGTCAAGGCACCGGACATGATCCGCGAGGCCACTGGCGGCCTGTTGTCCAGGCCAGAGGGCTTCATTATTTGGCTGACCACTCAGTCAAACGAGCCGCCGGCCGGCATCTTCAGATCGAAACTGAGCTATGCCCGTGGTGTGCGCGAGGGTCGGATCGAAGATCCGCGCTTCCTGCCGGTGATCTACGAGTTCCCGCCCGAGATGATCGAGAGCGGGGAGGCCCGCCGGCCTGAGAATTTCCACCTGGTGAACCCGAATATGGGGTACTCGGTGGACAGGCCCACCCTCGAGCGCCTGTTTATGCAGGCCGAGATGGATGGCGAGGCAGAGGTGCGTGGCTTCCTTGCCAAATTCCTCAACATCGAGATCGGTCTGGCGCTTATGTCAGACAGCTGGGTCGGTGCTGACTTCTGGGAGCCCCAGGCCGAAGCCGGTCTGACGCTCGACTCGCTCATCGAGCGTTGTGAGGTGATCGTTGTTGGTGTTGACGGAGGCGGCCTTGATGACCTGCTGGGTCTTGCTGTCATGGGCCGCGTTCGTGACTCACGCACATGGCTGCATTGGGCCCACGCATACGCTCACCCATCTGTGCTTACGCGACGAAAGACCGAAGCGCCGCGTCTCATGGATCTCGCGGCTGTTGGTGATCTGACCCTTGTGAAAAAAATCGGCGATGACGTCGAGCACCTTGCTGCAACGGTGGCCCGCATCAACCAAGCCGGTTTGCTGGACAAAGTTGGCCTTGACCCCGCCGGTATCGGCGCCGTGCTCGATGCGCTGGCTGACGCTGGGGTCGAGGAAGACAAAATTATCGGCATATCCCAGGGCTGGAAGCTCACCGGTGCGATCAAAACCACCGAGCGCAAGCTTGCTGAAGGCGCTTTTTTGCACTGCGGACAGCCGCTGATGGCCTGGGCTTGCGGTAATGCGAAGGGCGTGCCATCGGCAAACGCATTCCTCATCACCAAGCAGGCTTCGGGCACCGCGAAAATTGACCCACTCATGGCCACGTTCAACGCCGTATCGCTGCTTTCGCTAAATCCAGAGGCGCTCGGCGGCATGGACGACTACCTCAATAACGGCTTTTTCGGACTAGTAGGCTGACCATGGAATTTCGCTGGTACAACCCCCGCACATGGGGCTTTTTCGGCTACACCGATCCGACTATCGGTGACTATGTCGAGGTCGACATGGAAATCGGCGGTAAGCGTACGAAATCCGGCGTAACCGTCACTACCAAGACCGCGCTGTCGATCAGCATGGTCTGGTCTTGCGTGAAGATCCTTTCGGAGTCCTTGAGCGGGCTGCCTCTCAAGTTGTTTGAGGACGCGACTGAGGGTCGCAAGCTGGTTTCCGGGGCCGATCCAGCTCTCAAGCTTCTGCGCAAGCCCAACCCATACATGACGATGCTGAACTTCCTCAAATTCGTCGTGGTGAATATGGCGCTGCGCGGCAACGCGTTCGCGTTGATCGAGCGAAATCGAAACGGTGACGCCATCGGCTTTGTTCCACTGGACTGCAACACCGTCACAATCGATACCGATGACGAGCTGATTTACTGGGTGACACCCAAAGACGGAGATCGTTTTGCCGTTTCCCCTGAAAACATGCTGCATTTCAAGCTGTTCAGCCTCGACGGGGTCGTGGGCTTGTCGCCTATTGAATACCAGGCTGAAACGATGGGGTTGGCGAAGGCTGGTCAGCAGTGGTCATCGCGGTTTATGCGAAAGGGCGGGTTCACCGGCGGGTATGTCATCTACGAGAACTTCCTGACGAAGGCCCAACAGGCCCAGGTCATGGAAAAGTTTCCCGATGTGCGCAAGGGCGACGTGGACGACATTGGCAAAATGGCCATCCTGCAAGGTAATCCAAAAATTGTTCCCGCCGGCCTGAGCCAGCGCGATGCTCAGTTCATTGAGTCCCAGCAATTTCAGGAAGAGGCACTGGCCGGCATATATGGCGTTCCTCTTTGGCTGGCAAACAGGGCCGGCAAGACTTCCATCATGGGTTCCAACCTGGAGCAGCAGCTCACCGGGTTTATCACCTTTGGACTGAAGCCCTATATCGACGCCGTTGAAGACGAATTCAACGACAAGGTCTACCGCAAGCTTTCCAGATTCGTCGAATTTACGGTGGAGGGGCTCTTACGTGCTGATAGTGCCGGGCGCTCCACCTATTACGGCAGCGCCTTGGGCGGCTCCGGAGGCTCCGGCTGGATGACCATCAACGAAGTGCGCGAGAAAGAGAATTTGCCACCCCTGGACGGCGATGAATACAACCGGGTTACCCGGTGGGAGATGCAGAAAAATGCTGACAAAACTTGATTGCCCGTTCGAGGTAAAGGCTGCCGATGACGCTGGCAATTTCGAGGGTTACGCCGCTGTGTTCGACAACGTCGACGACGGTGATGACGTCATCCTGAAGGGTGCTTTCACGAAAGTGAAGACCGCTCGGAATGGCCGCCTCAAGCTCGCGCTCTATCACGATCTGACCCGCCTTGTGGGTAACTCGGAGTTCACCCAGGACGAGCGCGGGCTTTTCCTCAAAGGCAAGGTCAATCTCGCAGTCAGCTACGCGCGCGATGCCTATGAGCTGATGAAAGACGGTTCGCTGGACAGTATGTCGATCGGCTTCAACACAATTGAAGCAACCTTCGAGCAGCGCGCCGGCCGTCAGGTTCGCGTGATCAAGTCGGCCGAGCTGTGGGAAGCATCTTTCGTACCATTCGGCATGAACACCGAGGCCGAAGTCCTCAGCGTCAAATCTAACATCCGAATTTTTGAGACGGCTTTGCGTGATCGCATGGGCCTCTCACAGAAGGAAGCGGCGGCAGTCGCTTCGCTCGGCTACCCAGCGCTACGCCGTGATGGCGGCAGCGAGGCCACGGCGATCGTGGAAGAGCTGAAATCAATTTCCACGTTATTTACCACCCACTTTGGAGTATCGCCATGAGCGAAGTAGCAGAACTGAAGGACTCCCTGGAGCTGCAATTGAAGACCGGTTTCAACGGCTTGCAGAAGAAGTACGACGATGCGATTACCGAAGTTGAAAAGGGCAATCAAGTCACCACCGATCTGAAGAGCCAGATCTCCAAGCAGAAAGACGATCTGCAGCGCGTGATTGACCAGGTCCAGGACCTGGAACAGAAAGGCGTTAAGCTGCGCGGCCAACAAACCGAGGGCAAATCGTTTATTGACCTCATCGGCACGCACGACAACTACAAAGGCCTGCAGCAGAAAAGCGTCAGTATGGCTGAAATCGAAGTCACCAAGTCCGACTTGGCTGGCATGAAGGAAATGAAGGTCGGTAGCGCCGGCATCGTCGCGCCGATCTATGATCCCGTGATCCAGCCCGGCATCCGTCAAGAGCTGCGCATCCGCGACCTGCTCACCACCATCCCGGTAACTGGCCAGAGCTACACCTATTTCCGCGAAAACGTGCACACCCGCGGCGCCGCGCCGGTCGCAGAAGGCGGGCTGAAGCCAACCAGCAACGTTACCTTCACCACTGCGACGGACCGTGTGAAGAAGATTGCTGTGTGGATGCCGGCCACTGATGAAGTGCTTTCCGATGTTCCGCAAATGTTCGCCTACCTGCGTCAACTGCTGCGCTACGACCTCAAGCTCGAGGAAGAAGGCCAGATCCTGAAGGGCGACGGTACCGGTGAAAACCTGAACGGCCTTATGACCCAGGCGACCACCTACAACGCAGCCCTGAGCAAGGCGGGCGATACGGCAATCGACTTGGTGCGCCGTGCCATTTACCAGGTGCGCAAGCAGTCGCAAATGTCCGCCGATGGCGTAGTGATGACCGAGCTTGACTGGATGAACATCGAGTTGCAGAAAGACGGCGAAAATCGTTATCTGTTCGCCAACTTGCAGGGCTTGGTGACGCCAATCCTGTGGGGCCGTCCAGTTATCACCTCCGACAGCATGGATGAAGGCGACGCAGACACCGGCGGTGAATTCCTGGTGGCCAACTTCGCGCGATCGAGCACTCTGTTCGACCGTATGGCGTTCCAGTTCAAGATGGGTCTGATCAACGATCAGTTCATCCGCAACGAGATCGCGCTGCTGGTTGAAGAGCGCCTGGGCCTGGGCGTGCGCCGCCGCGAAGCGCTGGTCAAGGGCCAGTTCGCAGTAGCGCCGTAATTCACCCAACCTGGAAGAGGCCGGCACCTTGCCGGCCTTTTTGATTCTGGAGGCAGCATGGATATCAAGACTTTGTGGGGTTTCGTCGGCAATGCAGAACTGCTAGGCGCCGAATCGCCCAAGATCAAAGCGGGCAAGGAGTTCAGCGGCGTGGACGATGAGTACGCACACGCATTGATCGGCAAGGGCCTGGCTGTTGAAATCGGCGGTGCCGATACACAGAAATCGGCGGCTCCGAAGGGAAATAAAGCCGCTGCGCCGAAAGAGAATAAGTAAATGATCGACCTGGCGCTCGTGAAGCTCCACCTGCGGGTCGACGGCGACGAAGAGGACACCTTGATCGGCGGCTATCTAGAAGCGGCCAAGGCTCACGTCGAACAGCACTGTGATCGAAAGCTGGTGGATGGTGATCCTGTTGATCCCGCTGAAATGGGGCTTACCCGTGACGTTGAGCAGGCGTTGTTGCTGCTCGTCGGGCACTGGTACTCAAACCGCGAGGCCGTAGTGATGAGTGGAGCGCCGTCGGCCGTTCCTCTCGCAGTCGACAGGCTGCTCTGGTACAGGAAGCGCTTCTAATGCAGGCCGGAAAACTGAGACATCGGGTTCGGATCCAGCACAAGGTGACATCACAGCACCCGGTAACCGGCGAGCAGCTTACGGATCAGTGGGTTGATTTTGCCAAAGTCTGGGCGTCGGTCGAGGACTTGAGCGCCCGCGATATCATCGCGGCGCAGGCTATTCAATCTGAGGCCAAAAGCCGAGTTGTTATTCGCTACCGCGAAGGAATCACCGCTGCGATGCGGGTTGTGCTGAATAGCGGTGCAGTTTGCGCAATCGTTGGACCGCCTCTGATGGACCCCAACTCGCGCAAGGAATATCTCACGCTGCTGGTGTCTTCGGGGGTGAACGATGGCTGATTGGGTCACCTACAACCTAACCGGCGCAGACGCTTTGTCAGCCAGGTTCAAGGGGCTGACGGAGGAGATGCGCCGCAAGGTGGTCACCCCGGCGGCCAAGGACGCAATGGATATCGTGCTGCTCGACGCCAAGGATCGCGCCGCCCGCATCGATGACCCGGAAACCGCCAACTTCATCCCTGCCAACCTGGCGATGGTGGAGCGCAAAGCGCTGGGCGAAGAAGTCGGTGCGGTAGTGATCTCGGTCGGTGTTCGAATGCGCAAAAAAGGCCAGAAGGGCGGCAACACGTTCTATTGGTGGTGGGTGGAGCTCGGAACCGAAAAGAACCGTGCAAAACCATTCCTGCGGCCGGCCCTGGCCAATAACCGCGAACAGTTGTTCCAGGAATTCCTAAGCTCGGCGAAGTATCAGCTGATCAAACTGGGGGTGAATTAATGACCGCGCCCATTTTTCAGGTCTGCGCCGCAAGCCTGGCCGTCACTGCGTTGCTCGGCACCGGCCCCACGCGCCTTTACCCGCACGGCGAGGCACCAGAGGGAGTCGAGCGGCCCTACGCGGTCTGGCAGGTCGTCAGCGGTTCGCCGATCAACTACGTCAACGGCGTTCCGGACACGGATCGCTACGGCCTGCAGGTGGATGTTTACGCCGAGACAGCGTCATCCGCTGAGGCAGTTGTGAAAGCCCTGCGCGGGGCGATCGCCAAGCGAGCATATGTCACCGGTTTTGGCATTGATGCCCGGGACAAGGAAACGCGCAACTACAGAAAAGGCTTCGACGTCGCCTGGCTTGTAAGCCAGTAGATCTCACCAGAAAGAATGACCCGCTCCGGCGGGTTTTTTTATGCCCGTCAAAAAAGTGATTTCACAGGAAATCGGGGAGTACCAAATTGACCATTAACACTCAAGGCACGGAGCTTTTCGCGTTGGATCCGGCTAACAACAGCGTCATCGACGTCGGTTGCTTCACTTCTCTTGACGGGATTGACACTGCAATCGCGCAGATGGACGTGACCTGCACCAAATCCAAAGCCCGCGAATATGAAGCCGGTTTGGCCGAGCCAGGGTCTGCATCGTTCGGCCTGAACATCGACCCGAAAAACCCTTCCCATTTGCGGCTGCACCAGCTGAAAAAAGCGGGTACCAAGCTCCAGTGGGTCGTTGGTTGGTCGGATGGCTATAACTTCGACAACGAGACCGGTATTCAGCCTCTGGTAGGCGCTGAAGGTTCTCTGGCCGCCATCGTGTTGAACTCGGCAGGAACGGGCTACAACACGGCTCCAACGGTTGCAATCACCGGCGGTGGCGGTACTGGTGCGACTGCCACTGCCCAGATTGCGGACGGAAAAGTCACCGGTTTCACCATTACCAACTCGGGCGCCGGTTATACCACTGTCCCTACGGTGGCGCTCACCGGCGGCTCGGGCACCGGAGCATCAGCTCGCGCCCTGATCAACGACAGCGTCGATTTCGAGCTCCCGAATACCCGGACTTGGCTCACCTTCGAGGGCTACATGAACGCTTTCCCGTTCACCTTCGGACTCGGTGATGTTGTGAAGTCCAACGTCGGTATCCAGGTATCCGGCGAGATCGAACTGATCGCCAAAACCTCTATTTAAGGAATCCACATGGACCTGACTATCGCAGCGCTGGCAGCCGCCGGCGCGTTCGCCGCGCCGTCGGTGAAGAAGGAAATTAATTGGCACTCGGGTGGCGTCCTTCAGAAAGCCACAGTCTACGTGGCTCATGAGTCGTATATCTCTGTGACCGAGCGCTGGGAGGCGCAGGACCGGGGTGTGGACATTACCGCTCAACGAATTGCGTCGTGCATCGTCGACAAGGATGGTAAGCCAGTGTTTACCGTCGCTGATGTTGTCGGCGGAGCCGAGACCGGGCACGGCCCGCTGTGTGCTGAGCTGGCAATCGTCCTGCTTTCGGCGATTGGTGAGGTCAACCAGTTGAAAGAGGGCGCTTTAGAAAAAAAATCGACCCCGAGGAAGAGTTCTGGCACGAACTCGTCCTCGCGGGGATCGGCGGACGCACGATCGCGGAAGCCAAGCAAAACCTGAGCTATGTCGAGGCAATGAACTGGATGCGATACGCCCGTAAGGCCGGATCGCTGAATCTGGGCATCCGCCTCGAACATGGCTTCGCAATGCTGGCGACGCTGCTCAACAACGTGCACGGCGGGAAGGCGACCTTTGATGACTTCCTTCCCGATCGGGGCCAAAAGCCCGAGCCAAAAGAGGCTACGCCGCAGGATCTATTGGCACTGCTGCAGTCGGTCAAGAGGTGATTTATGGCGGTTGATTCGCTTGGCCAGCTAACGGTCGATCTGGTTGCCAATACCGGCGGCTTTGAAAAGGGGATGGACCGTGCTCAGCGTGCACTGAAGTCGACCACCAAGGAAGCGGCCTATCAGGCTGGCCAGCTTGACAAGCTGGTCGGCCAGATTGACCCGGTTATCGGGGCCTACGGTCGCCTCGACAAAATGGAAGAGCAGCTGCGCAAGCACCGCGCGGCTGGTCGGCTGGATAATGCCGATTTCACGATGTACCTCAACAAGCTGAAGGAACAGCGCGACGCTGTCGAGAAGGTAGACCGGGTCATGGCCAAGAACGGCCAGACCGCCAAGCAGTACGCTGCCAACCTCCGCGGCGTACCTGCTCAGTTCACTGATATCGCTGTGTCCTTGCAGGCAGGGCAAAACCCGATGACGGTTTTCCTGCAGCAGGGCGGTCAGCTCAAGGATATGTTCGGCGGGGTGGCACCTGCGGCCAAGGCGTTGGGCGGCTACGTGCTGGGACTGGTGAATCCGTTCACCCTTGCCGCTGCGGCAGCGGCTGTACTGGCACTGGCGTATAAGCAGGGTTCGGACGAGGGGACGGCCTTCACCACCTCGCTGGCGATGACAGGAAACACTGCCGGCACCACAGCCAGCAGCTTGGCAACCATGGCTCGCCAAGTGTCGAGCGCTGGCGGAACCGTCGGCAAAGCATCCGAGGTTCTGGCGCAGCTTGCAGCCACCACCAAGATCCCGGTGGCGGCGTTTGAGTCGATTTCAGAGGCGGCGATCAAGTTCGAATCGGCGACTGGAGTCGCGGCCAGCGCGACAGTCGAAAATTTCAAGAAAATCGCCAAGGACCCTGCCGGTGAGATTCTGAAACTCAACGAGTCGATGAACTTCCTGACGGCGACTACCTACGAACACATCAAGTCATTGCAGGAGCAGGGTAAAACTCAGGAAGCTGCGGCGACGGCCACCGCGGCGTATGAGGACGGTTTGAACCGTACCTCAACGTCCATCAAGCAAAACCTCGGGATCCTCGAGGCCAGTTGGGGTGCGGTGAAAAGCGCCGCTAAGGGGGCATGGGATGCGGCGCTTAACGTCGGGCGTGAGGAAACGCTTGATCAGCAGATTGCCAAGCTGGACGAGCAACTCAATGCGATCGCCGACAGTGCCGCCCTGCGCAGCAAGCGCAACCCGAGAGGCAAACCGGCTGACCCCTTCAGCAATCTGACGCCCGACGACAGCTACCGCAAGGAGGCGTTAGAGCGTGAGAAAACCGAAAAACTGGTGCTCAAGGCTGAGCAGGATCGGCGCGCCACATCGAAGGGGTACCAGCAACAGCAACAGCAGCAGGCGCTGGAAGACCAGGTGCGGTTGGACAAGCTGCGCAAGGAGACCGAGAGCAATTCGGTGAAGCGTGAACGCGAGCTGGCGGATTACCGTCTGCTGGTGGAGCGCCGGGTCACCCAGGCCAAGGCTAAAGGCGACAACTCCCTGCTGATCTCCGCTGAGCAGCAGGCGAAAGACATCGCTGCCATCAACGACAAATACAAGGATCCGAAGGCCGCCAAGACGCCTAAGTATCAGGAAGCCGCCGGCATCAAGGCGCTGGACCAGGCGAAGCAGCAGTATGCGGTTCTTCAGCAGCAAAGCGCTCTGATCGGCGACCTGTCGGCCGCAAGCCAGACGCTTGGCGCCAATGCGAAAAAGCTGGTCGAGTGGGAGCAGCAGCTCGCCGACATCAAGGGCAAGAAAACCCTAACCGCCGAACAGCGGTCGCTGCTGGCCAATCAGGAACTGATCACCGCCCAGCTCAAGCGCAACGCTGCGCTCGAAACCGAGAACACGCTGCGCGAAAAGGGGCTGGAAACCCGCCGTAAGTTGGCGGCGTTCGATGAGAACCTCAAAAGCCAGCTTTCCAGTGCGCAGCAAGGCCTCGACAACAATCTGGCTGGCATCGGCCTGGGCGACGAGCAGCGCAAACGCCTGCAGGAGCAGCGCAGCATTCAGCAATCCTACCAGTCGCAGATGGATAAGCTGACCTCGGACTACAACAAGAGCGGCAAGGATCAGTTCAGCACCGAACTGTACGACAAGGAGACGCAGGCGCTCAGATCCGCACTGGATCAGCGCCTAGCGATGCAGACCAAGTATTACCAGGACGAAGACGCTGCGCGCAGCGACTGGCAACTTGGCGCTTCATCCGCGTTCGACAATTACCTCAACCAAGCCCGGGATGTTGCCGGACAGGCGAAGTCGGCCTTCACGTCGCTATATGACGGCCTGACCGATGCTGCCGTGGATTGGGCATTTGGTGCTGATCAGAGCTTTGGCGATGTAGCCAAGAGCTTTGCCCGCATGATTGCCAAAATGGCCTTGCAGTCGGCGGCTTCGAATGTGTTTTCCAGCATTGCCGGAAGCGCGATCGGTGCCGCTTTTGGCGGTGGTGGAGGCGCGGCGGCATCTGCTGGGAGCACCGCCGCCGGCTACTCGGCTGATGTTCTGTCGAAATGGCAAGGATTCGATGACGGCGGCTACACCGGACCGGGCGGCAAATACGAACCGGTTGGTGTTGTGCACGGCGGCGAGGTGGTCATTCGCAAGGAGGTGGTGGATCAGCCGGGAATGAAGGAATACCTGACGCGACTGAACAAGCGTGGCTATGCGGACGGCGGGTATGTCGGCCTGTCTGGAGGTTCATCGTCAGCACCGGCAGCCTCTGGGCAAATCGTCATCAGTCAATCTTTTCAGGTACAGAGCGCTGGCGGCGGGACCTCACAGCAAGACTCCCAAGCCCTTGGCCAAGCCTATGCGGATGTGGCTCGGCGTGGAGCTCAAGCGGAAATTGCCAAGGAAACACAACCCGGCGGACAGATTTGGAGGCTTGTGAATGGCCGTTGAAAAGTTTGACTGGTGTCCGATGATTGAGTCCACCAGCACGCCTGAATACCGAAATCGATCGTCGAAGTTCGGCAATGGCTACGAGCAGGTGGTGGGCGATGGCCCGAATAATCGGGTCGATTCCTGGCCTCTGACGTTCGTAGTTCGTGAGGCGGTCGCGCTGGACATCAAGGCGTTTCTTGATCGTCACGCCGGGCACAAATCTTTTTTCTGGACGCCGCCCCTGGGGGAGATTTCCTTCTATCGCGGTACTGCACCGTCGATCACGCCTAAAGGCGCTGGCTGGTACACCCTGACCACTACCTTCACCCAATCCTTTCTTCCATAGGGGCAATCATGCCGCTGATCAGTGATATCCAGTCGCTTGAGCCTGGCAGTGAAGTCCTGCTCTTTGAGTTGGACGGTACCGAGTTCGGCGCGGACATTCTGCGCTTTCACGGACACTCCATTCCGCACACGCCAGCGGAGCTGATTGCCGCCGGCGCCCAGGCTGACCAGCTGCCGGCCAAACCCATCTATTGGCAGGGCGAAGAGTACGGCGCCTGGCCGATGCAGATCGACGGCATTGAAGCAAACGGCGATGGGACGGCGGTTCGACCTTCGCTGGCTGTCGGCAACGTCAACGGGCGCATCACTGCGCTTTGCCTGGCGTTCCAGGATCTCGCCGATTTCAAGCTGACCATGCGCCACACGCTTGGCAAGTACCTTGATGCCGAAAACTTCCCAGGCGGCAATCCAGCCGCCGACCCAACCCAGGAGACCATCGAGATCTGGTACATCGACCAGAAAACGAATGAGGACGGGGAATCGGTTAGTTGGGAGTTGGCCAGCCCGGGCGACGTCGGTGGTGAATCAATCGGCCGGCAGGCCACGACGCTCTGCCACTGGTGCCTCACCGGCGGCTATCGCGGCCCGAACTGTGGCTATACGGGCCCGTACCGTGACAAGGACGGCAACCTCACAGATAACCCTGAGCTCGACCAGTGTGACGCAACGCTGGGGCGCGGCTGCACTCCTCGGTTCGGTGAGGGCAACCCATACCCATTTGGCGGTTTCCCCGCCGTATCCTTGATCGCCCGGAGCTGACAATGCGCAAACACATTTTGAACGCGATTAAGGCGCACGCGGCAGCGGAGTACCCAAAAGAGTGCTGCGGGCTGCTGCTGGCGGTGGGCCGGGCACAGAATTATTTCCCATGCCGCAACACTGCCACCGAGCCCAGCGAAGAGTTTCGTATCGATCCGGAGGAATACGCCGCGGCTGAAGAAACGGGCGAGGTGATCGGCATCGTTCATTCGCATCCCGATGCCACCAGCCGGCCTTCGCCGCGCGACTTGGCAATGTGCGAGGCCACGGCGCTTCCCTGGCACATCCTCAGTTGGCCCGAGGGCGACATGCGCACCGTTATGCCCTCGGGCGCCGCGCCGCTGCTTAAGCGGCCTTTCGTGCACGGCGCCTGGGATTGCTGGCAGGTCTGCGCCGATTGGTACAAGCGCGAGTGGGGCCTTGAATTTGAGCCCTTCCAGCGCGCCGACGGCTGGTGGGAGAGTGCAGGCAACGTCAGCTTGTACGAGGCGAATTACGAGGCCGCCGGCTTCGTGCGCGTGGACAAACCGCAGCGTGGCGACATGATCGTGATGCAGGTAGGCCGCACGGCCCACCCGAACCACGCCGGCATCTTTCTCGGCAGCGATCCAACACTGCCAGACGAGGACGCTGCTACTTTCGGCCCTGGGCCGTTCCTTCTGCACCACCTGTACGGTCGGCCGTCGGAGCTGATCGTTTTTGGTGGCCCCTGGCTAGAGCGCACGCGCCTGGTGCTGCGCCACCGGGATGCTCGGTGATAAGGTAATTGCCTTTCCACAGGAGTGAACCGTATGAAGTTGATTTTAGGCGTGCTGGTGGTATCGCTGTTGGCGGGTTGTGCGACATCGCCGGTCCCATCGGAGCAGGCAGACCCCGTGCCGCGCTCGCGCTTATTCGGATATCAGACGCAGGGCAGCACAGACGCCGTTTTGATCGTTACTCGCGATAAAGGCTTCGTCGGCGGCGGTTGCAACACGACGATCAGCATCGACGGGAAAAAATCCGCAGAAATTGGTACTGGCGAAACGGCACGGTTCTTTGTTCCATCCGGTGAACACATAATCAGTGCGTCATCGTGCGGTAGCGGCTTGAAAGAACGTGAAGCGGATCTAAAGGCGGGAGCCACGAAGAAATTCAGAATCTCCATTGACTCATCAATGAGCATGGATTTATCACCCACAATGCAATGAGCAAGCCGCCTCCGGGCGGTTTTTTTTCGATTGGAGAAAAACATGGCAGCCAGTGCGGTCAATTATGAGCCTGTCACCGTAATCAAGCTTACGGGCGCTCTTGCCAGAAAGTTCGGACCGGTTCACCGAAGGTCGCTGGATAGCGGTAGGTCTTGGGAAGTTTTTAAGGCGCTGAACTGTACGCTGGATGGTTTCGAGGCTGAGATCAAGCGCCTTGACGGTCTTGGTATGCGGTTTGCCATATACAGAAACGGTAAAAACATTGGTGTCAAAGACCTTGAAATCGGCGGCACCCGTGAGTTGAAAATCGTTCCGGTCATTCATGGCAGCAAGCGCGCAGGGCTGTTACAGACGGTTATCGGGGCCGTCCTCGTAGTTGCCGGTTCATATTTCGGTCAGACCTGGGCTGTTCAACTTGGCGTTGGCTTGGCTGCTGGTGGCGTGATTCAGATGCTCAGTCCCCAAGCATCAGGCCTAAAGCAAAGCGCCGCGCCGGAGAACTCCCCGTCCTACGCTTTCGGCGGCGCCAAGAACACCACCGCCAGCGGTAATCCGGTGCCGATCTGTATCGGCGAGCGCGACTGGGGCGGCATGATCATCTCCGCATCGATTACCGCAGAAGACAAAACGTAGCCGGACAAGTAAGACCGCCACCGCCCCAGAGGCGGTTTTTTTATGCCTGGAGAAAAGCATGGGCGCAGCAGAAAACATCGAGATCCACGGCGAGAAAGGCGGCAGCGCCAAGCCAAAATCGCCAGTTGAAGCCAGCGATAGCCTGCGCTCTACCAACTTGGCAAAAATCTTGATTGCGGTGGGTGAGGGTGAGTTCGACGAGGCCCCTACCGACTACACGGTGAAGCTGGACGGCACGCCAATCAGGGATGCCAGCGGCAACTACAACTTTCCGAATGTGAAGTGGGACTGGCGCCCAGGCTCCGTGGACCAGACCTATATCCCGGGCATTCCTTCGGTCGACAACGAGACGTCGCTGAATATCGAATTGCGGAGTGATGCCGCGTGGGTTCGATCGATCTCCAACACGCAGCTCTCCGCAGTCCGCATTCGCCTGGCTTGGCCGGCTTTGCAGCGCGCTGACGATGAGGGTAACGTCGGTGGATACCGCATTGAGTACGCCATTGACATCGCCACTGACGGGGGCGCCTATCAGCAGGTGCTGGTGGACGCGGTGGACGGAAAGACCACCACTCGATACGAGCGCTCGCGGCGCATCGATCTGCCCACGGCAACCGCGGGCTGGCAGATCCGGGTGCGCCGGCTGACCCAAAACCAGAACAGCAACAAAATCGCTGACACCATGCTGATCGCCGGCTACACCGAGGTGATCGACGCTAAGCTTCGGTACCCGAACACAGCGCTGCTGTACATCGAGTTCGACGCCGAGCAATTCACCAACATCCCCGTCGTCACCATGAAGTGCAAGGCACGCCGATGGATGGTGCCAAGCAACTACGATCCAGTCCAGCGCACGTACTCCGGAACCTGGGACGGCACCATGAAGTCGGCCTGGACGAACAACCCTGCCTGGATCACCTACGGGATTTGCACAGAGGACCGCTTCGGCTTGGGCAAGCGCATCAAGTCGTTCATGGTCGATAAGTGGGAACTGTATCGGATCGCGCAGTATTGCGATCAGGCTGTGCCAGACGGCATTGGCGGTACCGAGCCGCGCTTTCTGTGTGACATGAACCTTCAGGGCAAAGCGGACGCGTGGTCGCTGCTGCGCGATATTTCCGCCATCTACCGCGGAATGACTTATTGGGCCCAGGGCCAGCTGGTGATGCAAGCCGATATGCCGCGCGCGCAGGACTTCGACTACGTCTTCACCCGAGCCAACGTGGTCGACGGCAAATTTTCGTATGGTAGTGCCTCGGCGAAGACCCGTTACACCCGAGCGCTGGTCAGCTACGACAATCCGGCGAACAACTACGAAACCGACGTCATCCCGTTTTCGGAGCCGGATCTACAGCGCCGCTATGGCGACCGGCCGACCGAGCTGAGCCCCATTGGCTGCACCCGCGCATCCGAAGCCCAGCGTCGCGGAAAGTGGGCAATCTTGAGTAACAACCAAGACCGCACTGTATCGTTCAAGACAGGCATGGAGGGTGTGATTCCGCTGCCAGGGCACATCATCCCGGTGGCCGATTCATTGCTGGCGGGGCGAGAGGTCGGCGGGCGTATCTCGTGGGCCAATGGGCGAGTGGTGACTCTCGACCGCGACACCCAAGCCAAGGTGGGTGACCGGCTGATCATCAACCTGCCGGGTGGCCGCGCCGAAGGCCGCACCGTGCAGAGCGTCAATGACCGTGCCGTGACTGTAACTGTCGCTTACAGCGAGCCGCCAGTTGCGCAGCTGCAATGGGCACTCGACGCCGATGATCTGGCGATCCCGCTTTACCGCGTGTTGCGCACAAAGCGCACCACAGAGGGCGACTTCGAAATCAGCGCGTTGCAGTTCGAACCGAGCAAGTTCGCGCACATCGACACCGGGGCACGCCTGGAGGAAAGGCCGATCAGCGTCCTCCCAATCACGGTGGTGCCCGCGCCGGCCAGCATCTCGTTGACTTCAACGTCATCTGTGGTCCAGGGGTTGGCGGTGGCCACCATGACTATAAGCTGGCCAGCTGTGGATGGCGCGGTCGGGTACGACGTGGAGTGGCGCAAGGACAGCGGCAACTGGATCAAGATGCAGCGCACTGGCATGACCAACGTGGACGTAGTTGGAATCTACGCCGGAGCCTACGTTGCTCGAGTTCGTGCGGTGAGCGCGTTCGATATCAGTTCGGCCTGGCGCAATTCGATTTTGACGAACCTCAAAGGCAAGGAGGGTGTGCCGCCGGCGGTGTCGTTCCTGCGCACCACCAGCGAACTGTTCGGCATCGGCATCAAGTGGGGCTTCCCCGCTGGAGCCGAGGACACCCAGCGCTCCGAGCTGTGGTACGGCCCGGCGAACAGTCTGCCGGCCGCAACCAAGCTGGCCGACCTGGCTTACCCGCAGGCCGACTATCGGATGCAGCAGTTGCAGGCGGGGGCAACGCTGTTCTTCTGGGCGCGCCTGGTGGACCGCACCGGCAACATAGGTCCGTTCTACCCGGTGGTGAATGGTGTGATGGGCCAGGCCAGTTCGGACGCTGGCCCGATCCTTGAACAGATCAAGGGGCAGATCAACGAAACGTCGCTTGGGAAGACGCTCAACGACCGTATCAACCTTGTCGACGGTGATGGCCCCGGTTCGGTGAAAAGCCGCATCAACACGGCCAAGCAGGAGCTGGAAGGCCTGATTGACCAGATCGTCGACGCCCTTGAGTACGTTCCCAGCAAGGCCTACGCCTTGAACGACATTGTGCGAGTGGGGCAGCACCTGTACCAGGCAAACGGAGCGGTACCGGCAAACAACCCGCCGCCGAACGCAACCTACTGGACCGATATCGGTACGGTAACGCAGACGGTAAACGCCCTGGTGACGCAGGTTCAGCAGAACTCGGCGACGATCAATCAGCACGGCCAGGACATCAGCGCTCAGGCGTCGCAGTTGAATGCGGTGAGGACGACGGTAAACGATCCAGTCACCGGCGTGGTTGCCACGGCGTCGGGCCTGAGCACGCTGAAGGCATCGGTTAAAACGCTCGACGGCAAGGTCTCAACCACGGCCGAGCGCGTTGACGGCATCTATCTGCAGGTCAATCCACCGCTGCAGGGCGACGATAGCGCGCTGATGGGTTCCGAAGCGGCCTACGTTGGGGTCTGGTCCACTCAGTCAGCATTGATCGAGGGGGATCTTGTCCAGGGGCAGAAAACCGAGGCCGTCGAGGTGAAGGTGGCGGCGACCGCCGCGGCAGTTGCAGAAGAGCAAACCGCAAGGATCAGCGGCGAGGGCGTGC